GACATATGACCACTCAGCAGGTACGATTGGTTTAGAAGCTGCAGCTTCTGGTGGTTCTGCACTAACAATAAAAGATGAAGGTAGTGCATTATCAACAGCCGCAAGTTCCTTAAATTTCGTAGGTAGTGGTGTAACTGCATCTGGAACTGGTGCAGATAAAACAATCACAATATCTGGTGGTGGTTCTGCAATAACAATAAAAGATGAAGGTAGTGCATTAGCAACAGCTGCGAGTTCAATCAACTTTGTAGGTGCTGGTGTAACTGCATCTGGAACTGGTGCAGATAAAACTATTACAATATCTGGTGGTGGTGGTACATCTAATAATGTTGTAAGAGAAACATTCACAGGTAATGGGTCTGCAACTGCATTTACACTAACAAACAGTTTTACAACTGATGGTGCTGTTGTATTCTATAATGGACAACATTTAACACCAACTACAGATTACAGTATAAGTGGGTCAACATTAACATTTACCTTTGCACCTGTTAATGGTTCAGAAATAGTTGTAAGAAATTTAGGTGAAGGTCAAATACAAATAGATAAATTTACTGGGAATGGATCTACAACTGCATATACATTGTCTAACATATATAGTGTTATAGATGAATTTATGGTATTTGCAAATGGTAGTTTATTAGCACCAACTACTGACTATACTTTTACTTCACCTAGAACTGTAACATTTCAATATACACCAGCAAACAATGATGAAATCATTATAAGGGGAACTGGTAAAGGAAGTGAATTTCCTTCACCAACTAGATTTAACTATGTTGCAACTGGAAATCAAACTGTATTTACTGGTGCAGATGCAGCTTCACAAACTCTTTCCTTTACTGGTGATAATCTAGAAGTATTTTTGAATGGTTCTAAACTAAATAAACAACAAGGCGATTTTACAGTGTCTGGTGGAAATACTGTAACTCTTGCAAGTGGAGCAGCTGCAAGTGATATAGTAGAAATTCTTGTTTTTTCACAATTTGCAGTTGCAAACGCATTAGCAGTTGGTTCTAATTTATCAGATGTTGATAATGCAACAACAGCTCTAAATAATTTAGGGGGTGCTTCTACTGGAAAAGCAATCGCAATGTCAATCGTGTTCGGTGGATAACAAATAGGGGATAAAAATGGCGGCACCAAATATAGTAAATGTAGCAACGATTACAGGAAAAACAGCTGTTCAAGCTGTTGGAACTTCTGCAACTGCAATCGTAACTAATGCAGCTTCATCTGGAAAAGTTTTTAAAGTAAATGCTTTATACATATCAAATGTTGATGGAATAAATCTTGCTACAATAAACATAGATATTTTTAGAAGTAGTACTGCATATCATATTATGAAAACAGTTTCAGTTCCTGCTGATTCTACAATAGATGTTCTTTCAAAAGCAATATATCTTGAAGAAGGAGATGCATTAAGACTTACAGCAAGTGCAGCTTCAGATATTGAAGCAGTTTGTAGTTACGAGGAAATTAGTTAAAAATGGCCAAGACTAGAGGTGGGTTAATATCAAGTTTTAGAACTGTTGGAGAGGGAAACCCACCATCAGCTTCTGGTATATTTAAACCTAATTTTATAACTGCACTCAATCGTGATGGTGGGTTTCCCTCTCCATTTAAATTTAAAATTAATTCAAATGGAACAATAACTACATTTTATTCAGGCCAAACTGGTTATGTAAGACATGGGGGAGAATGGGCACATACTATTACAGTATCAGAAGTTTGTACTGTTACTTGGTATCTGTGGGGAGCAGCTGGTGGTAGTGGAATGTATTCTACTGGTAGGCATGCTGGTAATGGTGGTTTAACTTATGCAACTGTGGCAATGCAAGTTGGAACATATTATCTTTATGTTGGAGAAGGTGGTGATCCAACAACTAGTTCATCTAGTAATGGTGGTTTAGGTGGTTGGCCAAATGGTGGTTATGGTGGAAAAGGTGATGCTTCTGGTGCTGGAGGCGGTGGAATGACCATGTTATCTACGGCAGTTTATGCTACAAATATGAGTGATAGTACTATCATAATGATTGCTGGTGGTGGTGGTGGAACTACTGGATATTCTGGTCATGGTGGTCATGGTGGTGGACAAGAAGGTAGAGATGCATCTACAGGCGGTACTTCAGCAGGGTGGGGTATAGGTGGAACTCAAAGTGCTGGTGGAGCTCAAAATGGTGCAAAATTAGTTGGTGGAAATAGTCCAGGCTCTAGAACTGTTAGTAGTTCAAATGATGATGGTGGTGGCGGCGGTGGATATTATGGTGGTGGAGCTGGTCTTGGTGATGGTAAACCTGGCGGTGGTGGTTCAGGCTATTACAATACGTCATTGACAACTAATCAAACTTATACTGCATCAGCCGCTTGGACAAACAATACTACAAGTTCATTAGTTAGTCCACCAGATGTTAATAGTATACTTGCAAATTCTGATTGGGTTGGCAATAGTGACGAAAAATATGCACAAGGAAAAATATCATCAGGATCATCACAAACTCCAGCACATGGTTTAGCATATTTTTCTGTTGCGTGATAGGTATAAATAGGTTTATAGTTAATAAGGAATAAAATAAATGTCAAGAGCTAGAGATAGAGCAAGTAGAGAAGGTATTTCACCAGTTAAAATTGGCACTACCCAGTTAAATACTGACTCTGGTGATTTGAAAGTAACTGATACCTCTAATAATCTTAAAAGAGTTGTAGCAGATGAAATTCACATAGGCGATTCTAGTAACAAAGTTATTATAAAAAAGGGAAGTGATAACAAAGTACAATTCCAAACCCAAGCATCTGGTGAAGCAGCTACTGACAGTAGTACTGGTGGTGTAACAGTTTATGCGAATGTAAGTGCTATGTCTGCAGCCGCAGGAAATGCTGGTGACTTGGCATATGTTACTGCAACAAAAAAACTTTATGTTCATAATGGTGGTGGTTGGTATTCTTTCACTAACGAATTAAATACAAGTCCTGTTATATCATCCCCAGCTACTGGTGGTAGTTATGTACTAGGAACAGATGGAACAGCAACTACAATAGAAATAACTGCTACTGATGCTGATCCAGGCACTACTCTTCAATATTCATATGCAGTAACAACTGGATCATTAGGTTCAACAGCAACTATAACATCAAGTGCAACATCTGGTGGAACTTATAGTGCATTAGCAGCTAGTACAAATACAACAAATAGATTTTTTAAAGTTACGCCTAGTACAAATTCTGCTCATGCTGGTACATTTGGAATTACCTTTTCTGTAACTGATACTTTAAACGCCGCCACAACTGTACAAACTTTTACATTAGTTTTTGATGTATCAGGTTCTATTTATTTTGATGGTACTGGAGATTATTTAGCAACACCCAATTCTAATGATTTACAACTAGGTACTGGTGATTTTACTATTGAATATTGGATGTACCCAACTGCTTTTGGTAGAATGCTTTTAAGTCGTAGATTTAGTGGAGCTACTGGTGATATGACTATGAATACTAACACAGATGGTACAGTTAGATTTTATGCAGATAGTGGTTATAGAATTGTAACATCTGCAATAACGCTTTACAATTGGTATCACATTGCTCTTGTACGGCATTCTGGAACAACAAAAGTATATGTTAATGGCACGGCTGCAGCACAAACATATAGTGACAGTAATAATTATTCTGGTGATAAATTTCATATAGGTGCGATTGAAGCAGTTAACTCAGCTCAGTTCAAAGGATATATGTCAAATTTTAGAGTAGTTGTTGGTACTGCTGTTTATACTTCTAATTTTACTCCATCTACTAATGCTTTACTTAATATAACAAACACTAAACTTTTAACTGCAAATAATTTAGAACCTACAGTTACAACAAATGGTTCATATTATTTTTCATCTGCTAATGGTTGGGGTGGGTCTAATGCAAGGGTGATAACTGCAACTGATAATAATATGCAATTAGGCACAAGTACTGATTTTACATTTGAATGTTGGTACAAACTACCAGTTCAACCACCAACTGCTGGTAATGCTTATTTGTGGGATTTTGGTGATGGTCAATGGGGGTGGATAGTTGTCTATATGCAAAATGATGGCAGTGATCAATATTTAAGAGTAGGAGGATATCATGGAGTTATATTTAATGGAAGTACTTCTGCTGGTGGTGCTGAAGTAAATAGATGGTATCATCTAGCTATTACAAGAGAAGGATCAGTATTTAAAGTTTTTCTTGATGGCACACTTTTAGGTAGTACTACTCAATCCAGTTGGGGTATAAGTCCAAATAATGCCAGAGTTTCTCTTGGTGGTTATAATAATCTGTCTTATCCAAATTATGGAATAAAATCTTATATTAGTGATTTTAGATTTGTAAAAGGATTAGCAGTTTATACTGGAAATTTCTCAGTTCCTACTGGCCCTTTAACAAAAACTGGTGGTACTTATCCTAACAATACAAATAGAACTGATCCATCAGCATCACAAACTATGTTGTTAACTGCTAATCATAGCTCTGGTACTCCTGTAGATAGTTCTGATTACAACAGAACTTTAAATGTGACTAATACTGTCGAAGTTGGTAATGGAGTAAGAGAAGAAACTGATGATGATAGTTCATCTAATCATTCTATTACAGCAAATGGTAATGCAGTATTCAGTTATGCTACACCTTTTACAGCGCCAAGTGGTTCTGTATACTTTGATGGTACTGGTGATAATTTATCTATACCATCCTTTGCAATGGGTACTGATGATTACACAATAGAAATGTGGTTTTATCCAACATCATTAGGTAATTATGTGCATCTATATGATGGTAGAGGTGGTTCAAGTGGTAATGCTATTTTACTACAACTTACTAATACTGGTACTGTAAGATTTTATAGTGTAAGTTTTAGAATACAGGGAAGCACCCAAGTATCAGCTAATACTTGGAATCATGTCGCTTTACAAAGAGTTGGTAATATTAATACTTTATACTTAAATGGTATAAGTCAAGGAACATATGATGATAGTGGAACTAGTTTTATAGGGCCTGCTAATAATGTTGGAAGAATTGCTTCTGATGATAATGGATCTGGAAGTTTTTATCCTGGCTACGTTTCAAATTTTAGAATTGTTAAAGGATCTACAGCTTATACTGCTACTTCAGTTTCTGGTGGTTCAACTTCTTTTGATGGTACTGGAGATCATTTAGCAACAGCTTCTAGTAGTAATCTAGTTGTAGGTACTAATGATTTTACAATAGAATATTGGCTTAAAGCTAATAATTTTGATAGCGTTGGAACTGCATTTGATATGCGGCATAGTCATAATACTAGTTTGATGAGTAATATTAGTACATCTGGTGAGCCTAGACTATATGCAAATTCTGGTTATAGAATTACTGCAACAGCCATGTCTACTAATACTTGGTATCACATCGCTTTTGTTAGACAATCTGGTACAACAACAATGTACCTTAATGGCGTTGCACAATCAACGACATATAGTGATAGTAATAACTACACAGGCGATAGAGTGTATTTAGGTTCTGAAAGAGATACAACTACTGAATTTGATGGATATATATCCAATTTTAGAATGGTAATTGGAACAGCAGTTTATACTTCTAACTTTACACCACAAAATTCTGCACTAACCGCTATATCAAATACAAAATTATTAACTTGTCAAAATAGTACTGGTAGTATTACTGATGCAAGTAGTGATAATCATACTATAACAGCAGGCGGTAATGCAGCTGCGTCTACATCAAAACCATTTAATGATTATTTTACTGTTCCTACATCTAATTTAACTGCAATAACAAATACACAAATACTTACCTGTAATGATAGTAATGTAATTAATGATGCGAGTACATCTAGTCATACCATTACTAGAAATGGCGATGCAGTTCCAACAAAATTTAATCCATTTTAAAATTAGGAAAAAACAATGGGAACACCAACAACAAGAGCAACATTTAAAGATTACTGTCTTAGAAGTTTGGGTAAGCCTGTAATCGAAATCAATGTTGATCCAGACCAAGTAGATGATAGAATAGATGAAGCATTACAATACTTCTCTCAATATCATTATGATGGTGTTGAAAGAATGTATCTTAAATATAAGATTACAGATGCTGATATAACAAGAGCAAGAAGTGATAATTCTTTAGCACAGGTAACAGATGTTGATGGTTCAACAACTGCAACTTGGAAAGAACAAAAGAATTATATTCCAGTTCCTTCTACTATTATGTCTATTATAAAAGTTTTTCCAATGACAGATAAACACGCTCTGAATATGTTTGATTTAAAATATCAACTTAGACTTAATGATTTGTATGATTTTAGTTCTACATCTATTATTCATTATGAAATGACATTAAGACATTTAGATTTTTTAGATCACATACTTGTCGGAGAAGTTCCTATAAGACATAATCAACACCAAAATAGATTATATCTAGATATGGATTTTGATACAGATGTTGCAGCTGATGAACATATTATCATAGAGTGTTATCGTAAAGTAGATCCAAATACCTATACAGATATATGGAATGATATATTTTTAAAAAAATATGCGACACAACTAATTAAAAGACAATGGGGTGCAAACTTATCTAAGTTTCAAGGTGTGCAAATGTTAGGTGGTGTGACTATGAATGGTGAACAAATATATACACAAGCACAAGAAGAATTAAATAAGTTAGAAGAACAAATACAACTTGCATACGAATTACCCCCAACATATATGGTGGGATAGATTATGCCTACTAATGTATATTTCGATACAGGAACTAGACCAGAAAGAGATCTATACGAAGATCTTATAATAGAACAATTAAAAATCTATGGTCAAGATGTTTACTATATTCCAAGAAAAATGGCTGGTACAAATACTGTCTTTGAAGAAGATATAAGTTCTTCTTTTGAAACTTCTTATGTTATTGAAATGTACTTAGAAACAAATGATGGATATGAGGGAGAAAAGGAACTTATGTCTAAATTTGGTTTAGATATTCAAGATGATGCAACATTTGTTGTTGCAAGAAGAAGATGGGAACAATTTGTTGCAATTGATAATAACCTAGTTACAAATGCAAGACCTAATGAGGGTGATTTGATTTATTGGGCTAGAGGTAATAAGTTATTTGAAATTACTTTTGTAGACCATGATGATCCATTTTATCAAGTCAATAATTTACCCACATATAAATTAAAATGCAAATCTTTTGAATATGGTTCTGAAAAGATTGATACTGGTATTGTAGAACTTGATAATATAGACAAAGATAATAGTTTAGATCAACTTAATAGAATATCATTAGAAACAGAAACAATTCGTTCTTTTCCTTCAACAACTGGTATAGGTTCTATAATCATGGAAAATGAAGTTGAGAATGCACCACCTACCTATATAATACAAGAGATTGCTAAATTAGGAACAATAGACGAAAATTCACAAAATGATATTTTTGAAACTTTAGATGATAATATATTAGACTTCACAGAAGGAAATCCTTTTGGTGATGCTGGGATGAGATAATATGCTAGGACAATACTTTTATAATCAATCAACACGAAATGTGGTAGTTGCATTTGGAACACTATTTAATACAATACAACTGCACAAAAAAGATGGAAGTGGAAACATAGTTCAATCTATGAAAGTTCCTCTTGCATATGGGCCTAAACAAAAATGGTTATCAAGACTTACTGAAGATCCTAATCTAAGTAAAAAAGTTGCAGTAACACTACCAAGAATTGGTTTTGAAATTTCTGGTATTACTTATGATCCAGCAAGAAAATTACAAAAAACAGTTAAAGTTAAAAAAGTCGCAGATGGTATAGACAATAATCAAGTTAAATCTGGTTTTATGCCTGTACCTTATAATATAAATTTTGAATTATATGTTTTATCTAAAAACTCTGATGATGCACTACAAATTGTAGAACAGATACTACCTTTCTTTCAACCAGACTATACAGTAACTATGAAAGAAATTCCAGAGTTAGATATAATTCGTGATGTACCAATTATTTTAAATAGTGTCGGTTACGAAGATGATTATGAAGGTTCTTTTACATCTAGAAGATCTATTATTTACACTCTATCATTTACTGCAAAATACTATATGTACGGCCCAGTAACTGCATCTAATGTTATTAGAAGAGTTCAAGTAGATCAATATGCAGACCTTCCAGTAAACGCACCAAAAAGAGAACAGAGGTATTCTGTAACACCAACTCCAGCAAATGTAGCTCCTGCAGCTTTTGATCCATCAGATGAAGATAACTTTGGATTTAATGAAGTTACTTCATTTTTTCAAGACGCAAAGAACTATGATGAGAAAACTGGTACAGATACTGATGATGCATAGTTATGAAAACACAATCCGATATTTTAGATGATGTTTTAGGAATAACAGATGTTGTAGAAAATGCAACAAAAGATGTAACTCCACCAAGAGAAATAGTTGTTCCAGAAACAAAACTGAATGATGAGGATATTGATAATGACTATAAGTATCAAAGAGAAAACTTTTACAATTTAATAGAAAGAGGTCAAGATGCAATCACAGGTATTCTTGATCTTGCAAGAGAAAGTGAAACACCAAGATCATATGAGGTTGCTGGTAATCTTATAAAACAGGTTGCAGAGGTAAATGAAAAACTTGTAGATTTACAAATGAAAATGCAAAAGTTAAAAGAAGTTCCAAGTAATGCACCCAAAAATGTAACTAACGCATTATTCGTAGGAAGTACAGCTGAGTTACAGAAAATGTTAAAGGGTGACAAGAGATAAACTATGTCACAAGTTGACCACTATCTAGGAAATCCTCTATTAAAAAAATCTAATGTTCCTGTAGAATGGACAAAGGATCAGATTCTTGAATACCAAAAGTGTATGAAAGACCCACTATATTTTATAAGCAACTATATTAGAATTGTATCACTAGATGAGGGTTTAGTTCCTTTTAATATGTTTCCATTTCAAAAAGAGATGGTTGGTACAGTTCATAATAATCGTTTTACAATATGTAAAATGCCTAGACAAAGTGGTAAATCTACAACACTTGTTTCTTACATTTTATATTATGTTTTATTTAACTCAAATATGAACGTAGCAATACTTGCAAACAAAGCCTCAACTGCAAGAGATATTCTTGGTAGATTACAACTTGCATATGAAAATTTACCAAAATGGTTACAACAAGGTGTAATGTCTTGGAATAAAGGTTCTCTTGATTTAGAGAATGGTTCTAGAGTTGTTGCATCATCTACATCATCTAGTGCAGTTCGTGGTGGTTCATACAACATGATATTCCTAGACGAATTTGCATTTGTTCCGAATACAGTTGCAGAGGACTTTTTTAGTTCTGTTTATCCTACAATTTCATCTGGTAAATCAACTAAAGTTATTATCGTATCTACACCAAATGGTATGAACTTGTTTTATAAACTTTGGGTAGACGCAGAAAACAAAAGAAACTCCTATAATATTATAGATGTTCATTGGAGTGAAGTTCCAGGCCGTGATGCAAAGTGGAGAGAAGAAACTATTGCAAATACCTCAGAGGAACAATTTCGTAGAGAGTTTGAGTGTGAGTTCTTAGGTTCTGCAAATACACTTATTGCACCAGCAAAGATAAAATCAATGGCGTTTCAGAATGTTATGAAAACAAGTGCTGGATTGGATATGTATGAAAAACCAGTAAAGGGTAATACTTATATTATAATCGCAGATGTTTCTAGAGGAACAAATAATGATTACTCTGCGTTTGTAGTTTTTGATGTAACTACTGTACCTTATAAGATAGTTGCAAAGTATAGAAACAACGAGATAAAACCACTACTCTTTCCTAATATTATACATGATGTTGCACTTGCATATAATCAAGCCTATACTTTAGTAGAAGTAAATGATATAGGAGAACAAGTTGCAACTGCACTACAGTTTGATTTAGAATACGAAAATCTTATTATGGCATCTATGAGGGGTAGAGCTGGTCAAATTGTTGGGGGTGGATTTTCTGGTGGAAAAGCACAACTTGGTGTGAGAACAACTAAGGCAGTAAAAAAGATGGGTTGTTCTAATCTAAAACAGATAGTAGAAACTGATAAGTTAATTATTAATGATTATGATTTAATAAAAGAGTTTTCTACATTTATACTTAAAGGACAATCATATGAAGCAGAAGATGGACACACAGACGATTTAGTTATGTGTTGTGTTTTATTTGGTTGGTTAGTACAACAAACTTACTTTAAGGAACTAACAGATGATGATATTCGTGAGAGAATGTATAAAGAACAACAAAACCAATTAGAACAAGATATGGCTCCATTTGGATTTATATTAGATGGTGTAAATGATAATGTAGAAATTGATGAGTATGGAACAAGATGGACACCTGTAGTCAGAACATATGAAACAGATTGGTAATCACATAATCTCTATTATATCATTTTCTAGTTTTAAATAACAATTTGCACAAACAATCTCACTTTCTTTAATAAGATCCATGACTTCACTTCTGGAGTATGGATTTAATCCTTTTCTTTTAGTTAATCGTCTAATATGCATATCATGAGGATAAAACTTTAAACACGCAGTTTCAGGCTCACCACAGTATTTACAGGACTTATCTGCAAGATATTCATGCACCCATATTATTCTTGCTCTATAGTTTCTTTGAGAAACTTGTCTTATTGTCTTTCTATATTTCTCATAGAATGTGGTCATATAATTATTTATGTGCAGTTCAACCTATAAATTTTGATGTGAAAAAGGGTTATTTTATAAATATAATCGTAAGTTTAAAACTTTAAATATGATCCATAAGGAGAAAAAATATGGCTTTTCAAGTTTCCCCTGGCGTGGTCACAAAAGAAGTTGACAAAACTAATGTTGTTCCTCCAGTAAGTTCTGGTATAGGTGTCATGGTTGGACATTTTTCCAAAGGCCCTGTAGAAGAAATTACTATAATAAATTCAGAGGAAGAACTGGTTAACACTTTTGGTAAACCAAATGCTATTAATTATGAAGATTGGTTTACAGCCGCAAACTTTTTACAATACTCTAGTAATCTTAGAGTAATTCGTGCAGACGCAGCTAATGCTAAAAATGCAGTAGGTGCTGGATCTGCATTAGATATAAAAAATAGAGCAGATTATGATCAAAATGGTGCAGCTGGTAGTGTATGGGTTGCAAAAACAATGGGTACTCATGGTAATGCATTGAAAGTATCAATGTGTGTAGGTGCTAATGGTTTTTCACAGGATTTACCTTCTAGTAATCAAACAGTAGGTGAAGATGCTGCTGGTGCAACAGTTGTGCAAGTAGATAGTGGATCAGCTTTTAATGTTGGTGATATAATTTCATTTTCATCCGTTGATGCATCTTCTGATGCATCTGCATTTACTCATAATGCTGGAGATGAAGGTAATGAATATGAAATTACTGGAATAACTGGAAATGATCTAACAGTTAAATTAAAAGATGATTTAGGTAATAAGGGTCTACAAGCAATAGTTCCAGATAATTCATTTATTCGTAGACGTTGGAAATTTTATGATTTATTTGACTCTGCACCAGGCACATCAACATGGGCTACAGACAAAGGTTATGTAAATGACGAAATGCATATCGTTATATATGATCAAACTGGTGCAATTACTGGTTTTGATGGAGATCAAGTTGGTCAAAGAACTGCATCTGTATTAGAAACATTTTCATTTTTATCACAAGGTGGAACTGCAAAAACACCACAAGGTGGTTCTAATTATTATGTAAATGTATTAAATGATACTTCTAAGTATGTATACTGGGGCAGTCATCATAGTTCTATTAATACTGATGCTGGTAAGAGTACACCAACTGATGGTACTACTTATACACAACCATCAAATAATGCACAAGTAATTGATACTGGTTTAACTGGAGGCTTAGATGCTGGTGGATCTACTAATGCACCAACTGTAGGTGAAAAGAAAACTAGTTTAGATTTACTCGACAATGATACAACTGAAATAGATTTAATTATGTCTGGTGCTTGTGGTACTGGTGCAGATGGTATTACACACGCACAAAATGTGGTTGCACTTGCAGAATCAAGAAAAGATGCAGTTGCATTTATTTCACCAAGAAGTTCTGATGTTGTTGGTGGTGCAAGTAACTCTGCAAAAACTACAGCAGTAACTACATTCTTTGGTAATATAAACAGTTCTTCATATGCAGTATTCGATAGTGGATACAAGTATATGTTTGATAAGTATAATGATGTTTACAGATATGTTCCACTCAATGGTGACATTGCTGGAATTACTGCAAATACTGATCTTGTTGCTGACGCATGGTTCTCTCCTGCTGGTTATAACAGAGGTGGAGTTCGTGGTGTAACCAAACTTGCGTTTAACCCATCAAAAGCAGAAAGAGATTTACTTTATCAAAACAGAGTAAATCCTGTATGTACATTCCCAGGCCAAGGTACAGTTCTTTTTGGAGATAAAACTGCTCTAACAAGACCTAGTGCATTTGACAGAATTAATGTACGAAGATTATTTCTTGTACTTGAGAAAGCAATTTCAAACGCTGCTAAGTTTCAAATGTTTGAGTTCAATGATGCGTTCACAAGAGCTCAGTTTGTTAACCTAGTAGAACCTTTCTTGAGAGATGTACAAGGAAGAAGAGGTATTAGTGATTTCTCTGTAATCGCAGACGAAACAAATAATACTGGAGAAGTGATTGACAGAAATGAGTTTGTCGGAGATATCTTTGTCAAACCAGCAAGGTCAATTAACTTTGTTCAACTTAACTTCATCGCTGTGCGAACTGGTGTCGCTTTCAGTGAGATAGGCGGATAAGGGAGATAAAAGATGGCTAGTATAGACGATTTTAAATCCAATCTTATCGGTGGTGGTGCAAGAGCAAATCAATATAGAGTTGTAATGACAACACCAACAACTATCACAACTGGGTTGGATGCAGTTAGAACACAATTTTTAGTCAAGGCAACATCTTTGCCTGGACAAACAATACCAGAAGTAGCAGTAAACTTTAGAGGTAGACAGTTATTTCTTGCTGGTGACAGAACTTTTGAAACATGGACTACCACAATTATTAATGATACTGATTTTATGGTAAGAAATGCAATCGAAAGATGGATGAATGGTATAAATGATCTTGAAACAAATACTGGATTAGTAAATGTTTCTGATTATACTGCTGATCTAAGAGTTGAACAGTTAGACAGAGCAGATAATATTCTGAAAAGATATATTATCAGAAACTGTTGGCCAACAATTCTTGCACCAGTAGAATTATCATACGACACAGTAAGTGATATTGAAACTTTTGATGTAACATGGAGATATACTTCATTTACTGCAAGTGATATCTAGTTAATTTATCCGACTAAATAGTTGGGTATTAACTAGGAGAATTATAGTATGGCTGAACTTTTCGGTTTCAGAATAACAAGAGCGAAACAAGATTTGGGGAAGGATTCAATAACGACTCCTTCTCCAGATGATGGCTCCTATGATATATCTGGTGGTGGATTTTATTCTTCTATTTTGGATATAGCTGGGAGAGATCGTAGTGATCTTGATTTAATCAATAGATATCGTTCAATTGCACAACAACCAGAATGTGATAGTGCGATTGAGGATATAGTGAATGAGTCTATTGTATCAGATGAAAAAGGACAATCTGTTTCTCTTTCATTAGATAGACTTAATCTTTCTCAAACAATCAAAAATAAAATTCGTGAAGAGTTTGATGAAATATTGCGTCTTTTAGATTTTAATGAAAAAGGACATGATATTTTCAGAAGATGGTATATTGATGGTAGAATATACTATCATAAAATTATTGACTCTAAAAATACGAAAAAAGGTATTCAAGAAGTACGTTACATTGATCCAAGAAAAATTAAAAAGGTTCGTAATAAAAAAGTAGAAAAAGATCAAAGAACTGGATTAGATGTTATTAGACAAATAGAAGATTTTTATTTGTATAATGATAAGGGATTGGATCAAGCAACTGGTACTTCTAGTGGAGTAAAACTTACAGCAGACTCTATATCATATTGTCCATCTGGACTTATTGATATGACAAGAGGAAATGTATTATCACATTTAAATAAAGCAATCAAACCTGTAAATCAATTGCGTATGATAGAGGACGCATTAGTAATTTATCGTATATCAAGAGCTCCAGAAAGAAGAATATTCTATATTGATGTGGGTAATTTACCAAAGATAAAAGCAGAAGCTTATCTAAAAGATGTAATGAATCGTTACAGAAACAAATTGGTATATGACGCAAAAACTGGTGAAATTCGTGACGATAGAAATCATATGTCAATGTTAGAAGATTTTTGGTTACCAAGAAGAGAGGGTGGAAGAGGTACAGAAATTACCACACTTCCAGGCGGATCTAATCTTGGTGAAATAGATGATATACAATATTTTCAGAAAAAACTATATCGTTCATTAAATGTACCTGTATCAAGACTTGCAGAAGAAACAGGATTTCAGATAGGACGTTCTGATAACATAACAAGAGATGAACTTAAATTTACAAAGTTTGTACAAAGATTGCGTAAAAAGTTTTCTAATTTATTCAGTGATATGTTGAAAACACAACTTGTACTTAAAGGTGTAATCGCAGTTGAAGAATGGCCTGCAATAAAAGAGTTATTACAATTTGATTATTTACAAGATGGTCATTTTACAGAACTTAAAAATGCAGAACTTATGCAAAATCGTTTAGATATGTTAGGTACAATAGAATCATATGTAGGTACATACTTTTCTAAAGAATATGTAAGAAAACATATACTTAGAATGAGTGATGATGAAATACAAGAAATAGAAGATCAAATTAAAGATGAAGAAGGCGGAGAAAATGGTGATCCAGAAACAGATGGTATGTTTGCAACCAATGAGCCTTCAGAAGGAGAAAAATAATGAGTGTAAGAGATTTCGTAGATTCAATTGCAAGTGGTGATAACTTGTCAGCAGAAACACATTTTACAGATGCTTTGTCTGCAAAAGTAGGTTCTGCACTAGAAACTAAAAGAAAAGATGTTGCAAGAACATATGTAACGCATCATGTATCAGATACAGAGGAAAATAGTGACTAAATCTTTTGAAAAGTTTAGGGTAAATTTGCCTGAAAAAGACGAATATAAAACGTCAAAACAGTATAAAAAACTTTCTCCGAAAGTTAAAGAGGCTGTTGACGCAATTTTTAAGGAAATGGAAGTAAAACCTTCAAATTTCCTAAATACTTTTGAGAAAACAATAACAAATGTCGCAAAAAAATTCAAAGTACCAGAGAAGAAATTAATGGACTACTTTGAATCAGAAGTTTTGACAATATAGGGATATAGAACAATGAGAGTAATTGGAGCTACAGAAATTTTAAATCCATCAACTACAAAATTCAAAAATGTTGGAGCGGTTTGGGTATATCACACAAGTGCAGTAGCGGTAATAGTTCGTAATGCAGCTGATGATGCAGATATTGGAATAATACATATTCCAGCTGGTGGAAAAATAATTACTTTAGGTACTGGTGAAGGATTACGTGCTAGTGCTGGTGAAGGAACACCTGTAGTCGCTTCTGGATTTTAGGAGAGAAACATGAAACTTATCGCAGAAGAAATCCAAGAAGTAGAATATATTGTAGAAGAGAAAGAGGACGGCAAAAAAGACATGAAGATTCGTGGAATTTTCATGCAAGCAGATATGAAGAATAGAAATGGTAGAGTATATCCTCTACCTGTTTTACAAAAAGAAGTAAAACGCTATAACAAAGAATTTGTTGCTGAAGGTCGTGCGTTTGGTGAGCTCGGACATCCAGAGGGCCCAACTGTCAACTTGGACAGAGTTTCGCACATGATAACTAAACTTGAAGCTGATGGAAAGAACTTTGTTGGTGAAGCAAAATTGCTTGGAACACCAATGGGGGAAATTGCGAAAGCACTTATTAAAGATGGTGGAAAACTTGGTGTTTCGTCAAGAGGCATGGGTTCTCTAGAGTCTAAGGGTGGTGCGAATTATGTGAAAGATGACTTCTACTTGGCTACTGCAGCCGATATAGTTGCAGACCCATCTGCACCTCAAGCCTTTGTTGAAGGTATTATGGAAGGTAAAGAATGGGTATGGTCAAATGGCATACTCAAAGAAGTTGAGATAGCGGAAATAAAAGAAGGAATCGAAAGAGATACTCGTTCACGAAAGGCAAATGCAGAAGCACTTGCGTTAGCGAAATTTCTTAAAAGTTTGTAATATTATAAATATGTGTAGAAATCAAAGTCAAGGAGAACTGTCCAATGTCAGATTTAGACAAGACAATTGAAGAACTTGAAGCGGAAGTAAAATCAGAACTGGAAGAAAAAGCAGATCTGAAAAAAGGTGCCGCTAAGGGTGACGCAATGGAAAAACCAAAGGGTGAAGTTCAAGACTTGGGGCCTGCCGTGGTAAAGCCTGATGAAAAAGACTCTGGGCCATCTAAAGCAGATGACAAAGTGAAAAAAGCAGCTGAACCTAAAGCAAAAGCCACCAAGATGGAAGATACTGAAGCTCAAGAAGATCAAGATAAGATCGAAGAAGAAAAGCATGAAGATGATGAAGAGCAAGAAGAAGAAATGTCCGATAAGGAAATGATCAAAGCCATGAACGGAATGATGAAAAAAATGAATGGTGATGAACTTAAAGCCGCTTATGATAAGATGGATAAGATGGAAATGGACATGAAAAAAGATGATAAAGATGATAAAAAGAAAGTTGACGAATCAACTATCGAAGATCGTCTTGCATCTGTAGATGTTTCTGATGATGTCAATGCTTTAACTTCAAATGAAGATTTATCAGAAGAGTTCAAAAACAAAGCAAAAACTGTTTTTGAAGCTGCAATCAAATCAAAACTACGTTCAGAGATTGTAAGAATGGAAGAAGAAAAGTCCAAGTCAATCACTGAAGAAGTCGAAAACATCAAAGTAGAGTTAACTGAAAAAGTTGACGCATACATGAACTATGTTGTAGAAGAGTGGATGAAAGAAAATGAAATCGCACTTGAAAGAGGACTCAAGGGTGAAATTTCAGAGGACTTTATTTCTGGTCTTAAAACATTGTTTGAAGAGCATTACATTGATGTTCCAGACGAGAAGTATGATATACTAGGTCAACAAGCTGAAAAGATTGATGAACTAGAAAAGAAACTCAACGAACAAATTGAAAAGAATGCTTCTATGAAGTCAGACAATTCAAAGTTAGTTCGTGAATCAGTATTTTCACAAGCCTGTTCTGATCTGACAGATACAGAGGCAGAAAAGTTTAAAGGTCTTGTAGAAGATGTTGAGTTTACTGATGAAGATTCCTTCAAAGAAAAACTCGATACGCTTAAGGAAAGTTATTTTCCTAAGGCAAAAACTGTCGCTGAATCTGTGGATTCTGAAACCAATACTGGTTCTGAGTCTTACGAAACTGGTGCAATGGCCGCTTACATGGATGCAATCAGTAGAAATGTACCAGCGAAAGCCGTTGAAAAGTAGTAAATTAATAAATAATGTTTAGAAAACTCAAATAAGGAGAAACAGGATGTTCAATACAGAACAACTACAGGAAAAGTGGCAACCAGTTCTAGAGCATAAAAATCTTCCAAAGATTGATGATGCTTATCGTAGGGCTGTTACCTCACTTATCCTAGAAAATCAAGAAAAGGCTATCAAAGAAGATAATAAATTCTTATCAGAAGCCGCACCTACTAACTCTGGATATGCCCCATCAAGTGGTAATGTTCAAGGTTATGATCCAATACTAATTTCATTAGTACGAAGAGCGATGCCAAATCTTATTGCATATGACATTGCTGGTGTTCAACCAATGACAGGGCCAACTGGTCTTATTTTCGCAATGAGATCACGTTTCACCAATCAAACTGGTACAGAAGCATTCTATAACGAAGCAGATAATGACTTCTCAGGTGGTAACACTCAAATGCAAGGTACTAACCCTGCTGTTCTTAATGATGGTGATGGTAGTACTAACTATGTAAGTGGTGTTGCAATGACAACTGCAGCTGCTGAAGAATTAGGTGATGGATCTTCTAATTTTTCACAAATGGCATTCTCAATTGAAAAGCATAGTGTTACTGCAAGGTCAAGAGCACTAAAAGCAGAATATTCAATGGAACTCGCACAAGACTTAAAAGCAATTCATGGTCTTGATGCAGAAACAGAATTGTCAAATATTCTTTCTTCTGAAATTCTTTCAGAAATTAATAGAGAAGTTGTAAGAACAGTATATATTTCTGCTAAGCCTGGTGCAGCTGCTGGTACAGTTTCAACTGCTGGTCAGTTTGATATGGACGTTGACTCAAATGGTCGTTGGTCAGTTGAGAAGTTCAAAGGACTTATGTTCCAACTTGAAAGAGAAGCGAACCATATTGCACAAGAAACACGTAGAGGAAAAGGTAACATGATTATCTGTTCTGCTGATGTTGCTTCTGCACTTCAAATGGCTGGTGTATTAGACTATACTCCTGCTCTTAATAATAACTTAACTGTAGATGATACTGGAAATACATTTGCTGGTGTTCTCAATGGTAGACATAAAGTTTACATTGATCCATATGCCGCAAACTCTGGCGATGCTAACCAATACTTTGTATCTGGTTATAAGGGTGCATCACCATTTGATGCTGGTATCTTTTACTGCCCATATGTACCATTACAAATGGTTCGTGCAGTAGGTGAGCAATCATTCCAACCAAAAATTGGTTTTAAAACCAGATATGGAATGACAGCAAATCCATTCGCTGAAGGTACAAATGCTGGCGGCGGAGCTCTTAACAATGGAGCAAACGTATACTACAGAAGAGTTTTAGTTAAAAACTTAATGTAATAATGTAGTAAAAATTACTATAATAACTTTGGGGGGATTTTTATCCCCCTTTTTTTAGACAAAAGAGGAAATTATGACACAACTTATATCACCTAAAAAATTTACAAATGCAGTTGGCCTTTTGAGGTCATTTTTTTTATCTAAAGGTTTTGAAGAAGTACACACACAAAACCGACTATCAATACTAGCGGCTTGCGAAGATCCAGAAAATGTCGCAACGTATAATTACATGGGGAACATATGGCCCCTGCCACAAACTGGACAAATGTGGTTAGAACATGAACTATTAACACGCCCCTCTAGTAAGGGGTTTTTTTGTGTTTCCACGAGCTATAGACAAGAACCAAATGCAATTCCTGGCAGACATGAAACAATATTTCCCATGTTTGAGTTTGAAATGCCTGGCGATGTTGATGATCTTAAAAATATGGAAATAGAATTGTGTAGACACATGGGTTTTCCAGAATTAGAAATACAAACCTATGATGAATGGAGTGACCAGTTTAATGTAAAAGAACTGGAAAACGAACACGAAGAAATTATTGATTGGGGTATGATCACAGACTTTCCAGAGTTTACTTCACCATTTTGGAATATGTCAAGAAATGAAGATTTAGATGGAGTTACCAGTAAAAAGATTGATGTAATTCTAAATGGTATGGAAACAATAGGTTCTGCTGAAAGAAGTACAGATAAGGATCAAATGAGAAGCACATTTGAAACAATATCTAATGGTGAGTATGCAGAATTATTATACAAACTATTCGGAAAAGATAGAGTACAAAAAGAGTTAGATGAATTTTTGAAGTATGATTTTATTCCAAGAGTTGGTGGTGGAATTGGTATGACAAGAATGATTTCTGCGTTGGATAGAATAAATGTTAAGTTAGCTGCTTAAATAGTTTGAGGTGGTGGAATTGGTAGACACGCACAACTGTTTATTGTGTGCAAATATTTTTGCGTGAAGGTTCGAGTCCTTCCCTCAAAGCCATTATAAATACTAGTGAAGGAGATCACTATGGCAGTTAATATTAATTCTCTGAAAAGACAACCAAGTAGTTTAGATTATACACACCCAACACAGTTTAGGTTTGATATTCTAAAATTACCTAATGTCGAGTATACAATAACATCTGCAAATGTTCCAGGCATTAGTATGTCTGGAGATGCAATATTGAATACTAGATTCAAAGGTGTTCCATTTATGGGAGATACTCTCATTTACGAAACACTTAATGTTAGTTTTATAGTCCAAGAGGATTTAGCAAACTATCGTGAGTTACATGATTGGATTACTGGTATAGGATTTCCAAAAGACAATGAACAATTTGATAATGCTTTAAGAAACGAAATACAAACAAAGCCTGGCGCATTACCAGTAATTCCTAAACAGACTTCTAATGTAAGAAATGCACCAGTTGTAAATCCATCTGTATTGACAAGTGA